ATTTTTTAATTTTAATATCGGCTGATTGTTGCGCGTTATAATTTTCCAACAAATCTTCCGTTATTAATACCTCTTCTAAATATTCTTTGTATTGTGTTTTTGTTTCTGTTGTTATTTTGGCAGATGCACTTTTACTGCTACTGCTTTTGCTGCTTTTGCTGCTACTTCTACTTGGTGAAAGTTTCGATTTAACTGTAAATTCTAATTCCAATTTGAGCGAACCTTTCAAAAACGACGAAATCATCCTTATATTATACACGAAGATAAAAATTAAAAGTTCTTCATACAAACCGCGCAATATTCGATTGTCTTGGAACATTCTGGAGAAATGTCGATAAAATCTTTTATTATTTCATGTTTGCATTTCTTTTCCATGTATTCTTGCATAAGCGAACAAATGTCATTATATTCTTTGTCGTATGATAAATAATTTATCATATTCAAACGATTCAGCGCAAGACTAATTGAATGAATTCGATTTTTTAATTCTTCGTCCATAAATAATAAAAATAATAAAATGCGTTTATATTCATTTTGTTATAAAACAGTAACCACTTTTGCCAAATTTTTGGGAAAATCAGGATTATGTCCAAGGTCAACAGCAATATAATAACTCAGTAATTGAATTTGCACGTTTGCCAATAAACCGGCAAATGTTTTATTATTTGGTACACGCAAATCTCCAGTTTCGTCGCTGGTAATTTTAATAACTAGGGCTTCTCTTGCTGTTAATTCTTGCAATGTATTATGATTTATAGTTTTATGCTGTTCATCAATATCTAAAAGAATCACAGGTAATCTTGGATAAATAAGAGCAAAAGGTCCATGTTTTAAAGCCGAAGAATTGTATCCTTCAGCGTGAATATAAGAAACCTCTTTTATTTTTAGACAAGATTCCAAGGCAATGGCGTAGGATTGACGTTTTCCCAAAACAAAAACCGTCTTGGATAATTTGAGTTCCTTTGCCAACGCTTGAATCTTGGAAACCCCTGATTCTATAAAACATTCCTGTAAATCTTGGTCTAATTTAATAAGATCTTTAATAATTTCTGATCTATTTTCAAGACATGTGTTTTTCTCTTGCGAAAACCAAGCCGCAATTATGGATAAAATGACGCATTGATTCGTGAAAGATTTCGTGGACGCGACTGAAACTTCTCTTAATGCGCGAATATAAACGCAACAATCAGTTTCCCTGGCAATCAAAGACCCCTCGACGTTTATTATTCCCATTGTTACAATTTTTCTTTCTTTTAATAAAGGAAGACAGTCGTATAAATCTTTCGTTTCGCCGGATTGTGAAAGTAGTAAAACCAAGATTTTACCCTTTTTTGGAATATCTTTGTGTCCAAATTCTGCGCCGTCGAAAATAGATACAGTTTCGAATATGTTTAGATCTTTGAATATATCTATACACCATAATCCTGCGTGATACGAAGTTCCACATCCTAAAAGTATTAAATGATTGGTTTCTAATAATTGCGATTTATTATTTTCTAGTTCTGGTAAATTTATTCTTTCATTGTGAGTGATCCTGTCTTTTATCGCTCTACCAACAGATTCTGGTTGTTCCAAGATTTCTTTAATAAGCCAATGTTTATGACCCGTGGGAAAAAGTTCAATGATGTCGTCCCTTCTTTCAACGACGGAATATTTTTTTTTGATTTCGCTATTAGTAACATAATATTGATTATTATGGATTTCAACAATATCGTGATCATCGACGATTGCATATCGTTTTACAAAATTAGAGAAGGCAATTTGTTCCGAAGCGATCATAATAAAATCATTATGAAATCCCAGTAATATTGGTAAACCGTTTTTTGCAACCCACAATTTATCATAATCTTTATGAATTATTATTAAAGCCCACGTTCCGGTTAAACGTCCGATAGTTAGTCGAATTGCATTTTCTATAGATTCTTCGTTGTCTAAATACTTACCAATTAAAATGGCAATCACTTCGGTGTCTGTTTCGGATGTAAAAAAATAACCTTCTTCCATGAGTTCCGTTTTCAGATCATAATAATTTTCTATGATTCCGTTGTGAACAAGAGATATTCTATTTTTATTGTCATGATGTGGGTGGGCATTATTATCTGTTTTTTTACCATGCGTGGCCCATCTTGTATGTCCAATGGCCAAATTTGCCGAAATATTGGTTTTATCCATTTCGGATTCTAATAATTCCACGGCATCGTTTGTTGTAGTTGATGCAAATTTTGTGGTTTTTATTGTATTTTGGTGAATGATGGATATGCCTACAGAATCGTATCCGCGATTTTGTAATAGTTTTAATCCTGACAATATGTAATCTTTATAATCGCTAGATCCAAAATAACCGATTATTCCACACATTATAATAAGACGGAGATATTATAATATATATTTATTACGAAAAAATATTTATATTATTAAAGAAACCAGAAAACCAGAAAACCAATTATACATACATCGCCAATAAACTTTGATTTTGTCGTTCTTCATTCTTGATAAATACATCTACTGCATCCTTTGTAACTGTGAAAGGGAACGAAACCTTAAGATCGGCCTCTTTTCCAAACATAGCAGATCCCGCTTTCATGAGTCGATGCAAATTGACCTTGGTATGAATAATCTCCAAACAACGTTTCAGATTACGAACGCCGGCCTCTCCATTTGTCAAAGTCTTGTTTGAAATAATATATTGTAGAGTTTCATCGGGAATAATCACATCATCCTGTGTAAAATTCACCTGTTCGCGAATCTTGGGCAACAAATAATTCCGGGCAATAATGACCTTTTCTTTGGCGTCGTACCCCTTGGTCTCAATCCTATACATTCTGTCTTTCAAAATGGGATTCACCAACGATTCATCATTGTAACTGAAAATGAACAAACACTTACTCATGTCGAAATCTACCTCGGAGAAATACTTATCGTGGAATTGATTATTTTGAGTTGTATCTGTCAAGTGCGTCAAAATTCCGATAATCTCTTGACCGCGAGCCGTGTCGCTTATCTTATCTAGCTCGTCAAAATAAATCACCGGGTTCATGCACTTACTGTCCATCAGAATTTGGGCAATCTTGCCCCAAGTACTACCCTCATAGGTATAAGAATGACCCTCGAGGAAACTGGCGTCACCCGTTCCGCCGAGCGCAATAAACGCGAATTCGCGTCCCAGAATCTTACTAATTCCGTCCTTGACGAGTGTAGTCTTGCCCGTCCCCATGGGACCCTTAATTGCTATGGCCGATCCCATAGCGGATGGGTTCGCAATCCACTGGCCGACCATTTGCATAATTTGCATCTTGGCATCCTCGAGACCATAAGCGCAATCATCGAGAATCTTCTTGGAATTCTCCATGAATTCGGTACATTTGTCCATTCCGTCGTCCATCTTGACAGTGAGATTCTTATATATCGAGAAGGGAATTCGCATAAACGCGTCGACCCAATACTTGATCTTATGGTACTCGGAATCACTGGGTTCCATGGATCGCAACAAATTCACCTTTTGCATCACTGTGGCCTTATATTTCGAAGGAATACTGGACTCAAGAAGCGTCAATCGGTAAGGTTTTGCTACGCGCATGTGCTCGTTTATTTCTTTGAGTTCGCGCATGATTCGCAGCTGCTCCTTATTTGACATACTCTTTTTGAAATATTCAATTTCGTTGGTTTGGTGCTTTTCCGCATTTATCATCTTGTGATACTTTCGTGCGTTTTGGCGACGAGTCTTCTTGACAAGCTCGCGAATTGATTGACGGCACTCCTCAACGGCGTTGAGTAAAATCTTACTCTTTGGTCTTTGAACCAACTTTTCGCTAAGATGCTTCTTCAATTCAATGAGCTCCATATACTCGTCTTCTACGTCCTTGATTTCCATAGAATCTTCTTCTTCATCTTCTTCGGTTGCCTTGTTGCCCTTCTTCAACGACTTTGAGGGCTTTGTTTCAGTGTCTTTCTTAGACTCTGGTTCAGGAATCACAACCTTCTCATACTTTTCTTTCATGAACTGTTGTTCGTCGTCGCTATTGCACTCTTCGTCGACGTCATCTTCAATTGCGGCTTCGTCTTCCTCATCGACCTTATTTCCGGGACCGTATGAGAAAATGACGTTGAATCCCTCTTCGTCATCTTCGTATTCTTCCTCATCGTCGTCGTCTTCGTCTTCGTCTTCGTCGTCTTCTTCTTCGTAATCTTCGTCGTCTTCATCATCATGTGCAACTTCAACAACTCGATTGCGCAAGCGACGAACTGGTTTTTTAGAATCTTGCTTGACCTTCTTGTCCATGTACTTGGAGGGAAACATAGCTGCAAGTGTTTTTCTGAATTCACGAGGATCTAGCTCGTCTTCATCTTCATCTTCGTCTACAATTTTACTTTTTGTATTTTTCTTTGATTTTTTAACCGGCTCAACATCGCTGTCTTCGTCGTTATCACAATCTTCCCAACTATCTTCTTCGTCAGATGATTCGGGAGGACCATTCTTCCCTTTTTTCAACTTTTGTTGCTTCTTGGCGTTGGTGCCATTCTTCTTGTTGTTACGAGACGCGTATCCTTCCTTGGCGGGCATTTTGCTATTTTAACAGAAACCGTTTAATTTGTTTCCATTTATGTTTTATTTCTACGTTCAATTTTTATTCTTCGGATTCACAAAATTTTATTACTTTTTCAATAAAATCATTTATATTATTTTCATCCTGACATGCATCATCTAAACACTGCAATTTTAAAAACCTAGTTGCACCAAGTTCGTCAAAGCGTTTATCCAAATTTTTACCCATTTGACAAAATTTATCATAATTTGTATCTCCTAGTCCCAAAACTGCATATTGAACGGTTGAAAATAAATCTTTTGACAAATTTCGATCCTTTATTTTTCTCCAAAAATAATTGGCTGATTCTGGTGCATCTCCATTTCCAGTCGTAGAACAAATAATAACTACTGTCGTTTTCTCAAAATTTACTTCGTCTGAATTCAAGAAGCTAAAACCAGTAGGCTTTAATGTAGCGTTCAATGACGAATGAATGCAATTTAGTCCCTTTTCCAATAAAACGCCAAATAATTCTTTCGATATTTCTTCCGCGTTCCCTGTCTGAGATCCGTATAAAATGTGTATATTTTTTGGCATATATTATATATTATATATTATATGCTTTGCCAGTATAAAGATCTTTTTGGAAAAATCGGAGAAGGAGCGCATTCTTATAGAATATTTAATATAGCCATCGTGGATACGGGATTAACCGTTTTGGCCGCATATATTATTTATTTGTTTTTCCCAAAGTATAATTTTTGGTATATTTTATTGGGCTTGTTTGTTATTGGAATAATTGTACATCATGCATTTTGTGTTCGGACAACGTTAGATAAAGTTATATTTGGATCAGGTCATGAAATAAAAAATTGATTGGTCAAAGGATATAAAATATACATTACTATATAATAGTAAGCTATGTCGGCCTCGAATCAAAGGTCAAAGATGAACGAATACAAGGCACCCTCCAAAATCATCGGAGTCCAATTTAGTATATTATCTCCCGAAGAAATCAGAAAAAATTCGGTAGTGGAAGTGACATCCAGAGATACATATATTAATAATAAGCCCGTGGTTGGAGGTCTATTTGATCCTAGGATGGGCGTTTTGGAACCGGGTTCAATCTGTCCCACCGACGGAATGACATACATTGATACACCTGGATATTTTGGTCACATTGAGCTGGCGCGTCCCGTGTTCGGAATTCAGCACATCAAGGATATTATGAAAATTTGCAAGTGTGTTTGTTTCAAGTGTAGTAAGTTACTCTTGAATAAAAATCAACATAAGCACATTATCAATCTTCCTCCTGCTGATCGATGGGATTACGTTTCCGTTCTTGCGGCCAAAATAAAGAGATGCGGCGATTCCACTGAAGATGGATGTGGATGTAAACACCCCGACAAGATCAAGCTAGAAGGAATGGCCACTATTTATGCGTCCTGGGAAAACATTTCGGATGAATCTTCTGAAGAGTCTAAAACGATGAATATGAAGCTTACTCCTGAGATTGTTTTGAAGATTTTCAAGCGCATATCCGACGACGATGTCTCATTCATGGGATTCAGTCCGATTTGGTCCAGACCAGATTGGATGATTTACCAGGTTTTGCCCGTCCCACCGCCTGCCGTCCGTCCTTCGGTGAAGCACGACGCGCAACAGCGATCAGAAGACGATTTGACTCACATTTACAGCAACATCATGAAGACGAATAATATTCTGAAGGAGAAGATGGCGAACCCAGAAACGAATGTAAACGTGATCGAGGGCTGGACCACTATTCTACAGCATTCCGTTGCCATGATTGTGAATAATAAGATCAAGGGCGTTTCCCCAATGGCACAGCGATCCGGTCGACCGTTGCAGTGCATCATGGGTCGTCTGAACTCGAAGAATGGTCGTATCCGCGGTAATCTCATGGGTAAGCGCGTCGATTTTAGTGCTCGTTCGGTCATTACCGGTGACCCGAATCTTTCGATTAAGCAACTCGGTGTTCCTTTGAAAATTGCCAAGAATATCACCAAACCGGTTACAGTGAACGACCGAAATCGTGACTTCTTGATGAAGTTGGTCGAGAATGGTCCTGACGAGTATCCTGGTGCAAAGATTCTGGAGAAGCGCAACGGGTCGCATATTTCTCTCAGAAATATTGACCGGTCGACGGTTCGTTTAGAAAACGGCGACATTGTTCACCGACACATGATGGACGGCGATGCCGTTCTATTTAATAGGCAACCTTCTCTTCACCGAATGTCGATGATGTGTCACATCGTAAAGGTGATGAAGGTTGGTGACACCTTTCGTATGAACGTGGGTGACACCAAGCCTTACAATGCCGACTTTGACGGGGATAGATTTTGTTCCCAACAGGCGACTGCTTTCTAAGTTGTAGACAATACTTAGAAGGGAAAACAGTGTAATGTCTACTATTTCGGCGCGTACCGCATATACGCATTGAGATAATTTAATCGTCTAGTCATTTAGTAAAACTGATATAAATGTTTCTCTCTATAAATAAACAAATGTTGTTAAATTCAGACGAGTTCGACAAAGTCAAAGGAGAAGTCTACAAAATAACAAACCAAATAACAGGAAAATCATACGTCGGACAAACTAGGAGTCACCGATTAAATCATGGAAAATACAGACCATTTGGGTATATGGGAAGATTTAAAGACCACATCGCAGAGGCTAATTCAAACAAAAAGAAGCAGTCTAGGTATTTAAATTCTTCTCTATTGAAATATGGCGTTGACAAATTTACTTGCAGTCTAATTCTCACGTGCGACGTTGAAGATTTAGATGTATACGAACGTCATCACATATTAGAACAAAATACCAAATTCCCAAATGGTTATAATTTAACGGAAGGAGGACAAGGTGTTGGATTTCTAAAAGGCGAAAAAATAGCCTTGAATGAAGACGAACTTGTAAAACCTCAAGAAGTTAAAGAAAAGACGCCGTGCATTAAAAGTGATTATACAAAAGAGCTGATTTCTAAACGACTGAAAGAATCTAAAAGCGATCCTGAACATCGCAATATAATGATGAAACTGTCTCAGAAACAACACTTAGGTAAAAAGTTTGATCTGTTCAAAGATTCTGTTATAGACGCAGCTGATGTAGAAAAGTACATTCGTGTTATAAAAAATTACACGAATGATACTGAATACGTTAGGGTTGTTATAGGTAAGACAAGAACTACCTTTGTTGGAAAGTTTGAAACAACAGAAGAGATAAAAGCGAGAGCGAGAAACTTTATAACGGAACTACTAGAATGGCAAAATTCCTTGATGCGGGAAACCCCTTAGAGCCTCTACTACCACTCTTATGTGTAAACATATAAGAGGAACTCGGTTAATAGCCGATCCCAATGGTAATAATGTGTAGGATTGGGCAATCCGCAGTGTAACCGTCTAAATCCGTTTGGTAGGACACGATGGGCACTCAGAGACTGAACGGGAATTGATGAGCAATGAAGGATTAACTAACCTGAGCTTGTTTAAGATACAGTCCGATCCTGATTCGAAAGGTCAGGTGATTATGACAAATCAACGAGTCGTAATCTGTAAAACTTACTGGAGATGAATATGCACATGCCACAGAATGTGATGGCAGAAACAGAATTAAGACATTTGGCGGCGATCCCCTACCAGATCATCAGCCCGGCGGGAAATTCGCCAATTATTGGTATTTATCAGGATTCCCTTTTGGGATCATATCGCATGACGCGACCTGGTGTTACATTTACACCCATGCAAGCAATGGATCTTCTCATGATGTTTAATAGAGTGAATCCGAAAGCGCTTAGGGACGCAGGAAATAAACCGACTAGTTTCGATGTTTTGTCACAGATCATGCCACCGTTGACCATGGTTTACAAAACGAAACTTTTCGAGGAGTCGGAAGACTACAAGACATCAAATAATGTTTTGGAAATCCGAAATGGTAAGTATATTCGCGGACAACTGGAAAAGTCTGCGCTGGGTTCAACAACCAAGGGAATCCTTCATAGGGTATGTAACGATTTTGGATACATGCCTTGTGCAAACTTCAATGATGATTTACAAAACATTGTTACGGAATATATGAAGACGAGTTCGTATAGTGTTGGAATTAGTGATTTGATTGCAGATAAGATCACTCAGCAAAAGATTATCAACGTCATTCGATCGCAAAAGATGGAAGTTCAAAGTCTCATCGATAAAGTTCATCTGGGAATCTTTGAAAACAACACATCCAAGTCGAATATGACGGAATTTGAGAGTAGTATTAATAAACTTTTGAATAAAGCCAACGAGGAGGCGGGTAAGATTGGCCGCACCAGTTTGAGCCAAAACAATCGTTTCCTCATGATTGTAAATTCGGGATCCAAAGGTAATCTGATCAATATTTCGCAAATGATTTCGTGTCTAGGTCAGCAGAACGTGGATGCAAAGCGTATTCCTTACGGATTTGATAATCGCACTCTACCTCATTACACCAAGTATGATGATGCACCCAATGCAAGAGGGTTCATAGAGAATTCGTATATCTCTGGTCTAACCGCCCCGGAACTCTTCTTTCACGCCATGGGTGGTCGTATTGGTCTCATTGATACGGCTGTAAAGTCGGTTACGTGGGATACGCCCATTGTCCTGATTGAAAACAACAAACCCAAATATATTGAGATTGGGAAATGGATCGATGATCAGTTGGACGACAACAAAGCAAATGTCCAACATTTCGACGAAAGAAACATGGAGCTTATGAATACAAAAGAAGTCTATATTCCCACAACGGACGAAGACGGAAATGTTTCGTGGGGCGAGATTACAGCGATTACGCGTCACGATCCAGGAACTCAATTGTATGAGATTAAAACGTCGGGAGGAAGAAGCGTTACAGTGACGGAAAGCAAATCTCTATTGATTTGGAACCCGGAAACGCAAAAACTAAAGGAAATGTTGACCCCTGACATTAAGGTGGGAGATTGTGTACCTGTTACGGGTGACTTGTGCAAACCTCCTGTGATTCTGAACCACATTAATGTTTCCGATTATTTGCCAAAATCCGAGTTTGTTTATGGAACAGATTTCAATGTAGCATTAAACATGATGAATGCGTCTATGGAAGGAAAATCAAAGATTACGCAAGGTTGGTGGGACCAAAATAATGGTTCTGCGTTCACTCTACCTTATTCGAAAAAGTCTTCGCTTCAACGAACGCAGGTAAGATCGAATGTTGTGAACATACAAGCGGGATACGTCTATCCATATAGCGCAGTAAGAAAAGATTCCCGCATTCCCGAAAAGTTTGAATTGACCGAGGAAAACGGAATATTCGTTGGACTGTTCCTGGCGGAAGGGAATGCGGACAAGAGCGGGCATATTACAATTACAAATAATAACGAAAACATTCAATCATTTGTGAAATCGTGGTTTGATAAACACGCAATCGTCTATAAAGAGAGATCTAAAATAAATAAGATCGGAGGAGTTACTACTACCATTACAGGAACTTCTGCGGTTCTAGCCAAGTTTATAACAAAAATGGTAGGTAAAGGGGCGGATAAAAAGCACATTCCTACCGAGGCGTATATCGCGAACGAAGAATTCGTCGTGGGATTACTCAATGGTTATTATTCAGGTGACGGAACTGTTTCGAAAAATTCCATCGATGTCGCATCCGCTTCGAGTCGTCTTATTGAAGGTATTTCGATGCTATGCTCTAGGCTCGGGGTTTTTGGAAAGATGTCCGTTTCGCAACTGAAATCCAATAATTTGAAAACGAAAAATATCAAGCCCTCGCATAGACTCTCCATTCGGTCGCAATGGGGGCAAATTTTCGCAAACCGAGTATCCTTTCTGGAAGAGACAAAGGACAAAAAGATGAAGGGCATCCAATGGAATAAGAGTCATCGCAATTTTGATACATACAA